CAGTTGCGATTGGTGATAATGCTGGTAATACTGGACAACAAACCAATGCTGTTGCAATTGGTGTCAGTGCTGGACAATACGGACAACAAACCAGTGCAGTTGCGATTGGTGATAGTGCTGGTTCGACTGGACAACAAAGTAGTGCTGTTGCCATTGGTGTCAGTGCTGGACAATACGGACAACAATCCAGTGCAGTTTCCATTGGCACAAGTGCTGGTTCGACTGGACAACAAAGTAGTGCTGTTGCCATTGGTGTCAGTGCTGGACAAGACGGACAACAGGGCAGCGCTGTTGCCATTGGTTTTCAAGCTGGTTCGACTGGACAGCAAGCCAGTGCTGTTGCCATTGGTGACAGTGCTGGACAAGACGGACAACAATCCAATGCAATTGCAATTGGTCAAGAGGCCGGAAAATACGGACAACAATCCAGTGCAGTTTCCATTGGCACAAGTGCTGGTTCGACTGGACAACAAAGTAGTGCTGTTGCCATTGGTGATAGTGCTGGACAATACGGACAACAGGGCAGCGCTGTTGCCATTGGTCCAAATGCTGGTTCAACTGGACAGCAAGGCAGCGCTGTTGCCATTGGTGTCAGTGCTGGACAATACGCACAACAAACCGGTGCAGTTTCCATTGGCACAAGTGCTGGTTTGACTGGACAACAGTCCGGTGCGGTTTCCATTGGTTCTCTGGCTGGCAATGATGGACAACAGGCATCTGCTGTTGCCATTGGTGATAATGCTGCGCAATATTCACAGAAGTCAACTGCTGTTGCCATTGGGGCTCAGGCTGGTAAAACCGGTCAAAACTCTTCTGCCATTGCGATTGGTTATCAATCTGGTTTTGACGGGCAACAATCAACTGCTGTTGCGATTGGTTCTCAAGCTGGTTATACTGGACAACAGGCATCTGCTGTTGCAATTGGTGAAAGTGCTGGTAATGACGGACAACAAGCTAGTGCTGTTGCCATTGGTATCAGTGCTGGACAATATGGACAACAATCATTTGCTGTTGCGATTGGTCCAAATGCTGGTTCCACCGGACAGCAAAATAGTACTGTGGCAATTGGCTTGGATGCTGGTTGCACGGGACAACAATCAAATGCTGTGGCGATTGGCACGGATGCTGGTTCAATCAATCAACAAGATGATGCTGTTGCAATTGGTATAAATGCAGGTTTCACGGGACAGCAAAATAGTGCTGTGGCAATTGGACCAAACGCTGGTTTTGATGGACAACAAAGCAATTCTGTGGCAATTGGCCAAAGCGCTGGTTCAATCAACCAACAGACAAATGCCGTTGCAATTGGCAACCAAGCTGGTTGCACAGGACAACAGACAAATGCCGTTGCAATTGGTTATTTGGCTGGTTCAACTGGACAACAATCCAATGCAGTTGCTATTGGTTTTAGTGCTGGTTATAACGGACAACAAGATGATGCCATTGCAATTGGTGGAAATGCTGGTTATACCGGACAAGAAGGAACTGCTATTGCCATTGGTCTAAATGCTGGACAAGACGGACAGCGGGCCGGTGCAGTTGCAATTGGTTTTCAGGCTGGTTCAACCGGACAACAAGGAAATGCTGTTGCCATCGGAACAGATGCTGGTTATGTTGGACAGCAGGGCCAGGCAGTTGCGATTGGCTTTCACGCTGGTTTTACCGGTCAACAATTCGCTGCAGTTGCCATTGGTCGAAATGCTGGTTGCACAGGACAGCAAAACAATTCTGTTGCCATCGGTGAACTGGCGGGTACGAGTGGACAACAAGCCAACGCTGTTGCGATTGGCACAAGTGTTGGTAGTGTGGGACAACAATCGTATGCTGTTGCCATCGGTTTTAGTGCTGGTTCATCCAATCAACAGCAGTATGCCATTGCAATTGGACCATCAACTGCACAATACGGACAACAAAACGCTGCCATTGCAATTGGCCAAGATGCGGGTTATACTGGTCAACAAGCAAGTGCAGTTGCCATCGGTCAAAATGCTGGTGTTTTTGGACAGCAAGCCAGTGCTGTTGCCATCGGTAATCTGGCAGGTAACACCGGTCAACAAGCAAGTGCAGTTGCCATCGGTCAAAATGCTGGTTCAACCAATCAACAATTATATGCTGTTGCGATTGGTCCAAATGCTGGTTCAGCCAGTCAACAATTATATGCTGTTGCGATTGGTCTAAATGCTGGTGCCACCGGACAAGAGACAAATGCCGTTGCAATTGGCCCAAATGCCGGTTATGACGGACAACAATCCAATGCTGTGGCAATTGGCCTTAACGCAGGTTCAACCGGACAACAATACAGTGCTGTTGCCATCGGTCAAAATGCTGGTTCGACCAATCAAATGGACTATTGTATTGCAATTGGCCAAAATGCTGGCAATACGGGACAACAAAGCGGTGCCATCGCGATTGGCCAAGATGCTGGTGGAACCGGACAAGGAGACGATACTGTTGCCATCGGTTCCGGTGCTGGTTCAATCGGACAACAGGACACCGCAGTTGCAATTGGAACAAACGCTGGTAATATGGCACAACAGAACAGTGCTGTGGCAATTGGACAATACAGTGGTTACACTGGACAACAAGTTGGTGCTGTTGCTATTGGCAGCGCTACTGGCTATGATGGACAGCAAGTTGGTGCTGTTGCCATTGGCGCATCTGCTGGTTCCACTGGACAAGGCGCAAATGCCATTGCCATCGGTGCCTTTGCTGGTTACACTGGTCAATTTGGTGGAAGCATCATCTTGAATGCATCTGGCCAAATACTCAATACTGCTGGAAACACTGGATTATACGTGAATCCTGTTAGATCTGCCACTGGTACAGGTGCAGTTCAATACAATACAAGCACATATGAACTTACATACGATTCATCAAAAACATTCGTAATTGACCATCCAGTTGATGCTGAGAACAAATACTTGGTGCATGCTTGTTTAGAAGGCCCAGAGTCCGGTGTTTATTACAGAGGAAAGAGCGAAATCGTGAATGGCAGCTCGGTTGAAGTGCAACTGCCTTCATATGTTGGGACATTGTGCACTGACCTTACTGTTCAAATCACACACATATACGATGGCGCAGTGAAAGCATTCAGTGCAAGTGAAGTGGACGCTGTGTCCAACTCATTCACTGTTTATGGTGAAAATGGCCGATTCAACTGGTTGGTGCATGGAAAGCGAGCCGACATAGTGGTTGAACCAAGCAAGGCTGATGTGAGTGTTCGTGGTGATGGCCCTTACAAGTATATTTTGTAATAAGTAATAAAAGATTCAAACCATTGATTTGATTTGATTAATTATCTAACGCATAATTAATTAAATATATACATACATATAGCATAATCCCAAATTATTGTTTACATCATGGCATTCACTCGCATTCACGACGACCCTTGCCGCATTGCCAAGGAGGTGCAGGAATCAACCGACGTTGGTCGATACATTTTGAATGTTCCCGGAAACGGCGACAAGCCCTGCTACATGGAAGACCCCTATATCCGACTTCAAGGTTGGGGTGGCAACTTAAGGACCAACTCCGTGGAACTGGAAAACAATTTACGCGGTCTCAATATGCCGCTTTCTCGCGACTGTGTCAACTACAAGACCAGCGCTGCAAAAGTCATTGATGCCCCAATTCAGTATCCAACATGCACGCCATTCGTGGAACAACCGCGTGCCACTAATCCCGCATGGACCGCCCGAGATTTAGAACAACCACACTTTTACTACTTGCCATTGAATCCGCAAGAGAATGTGTGCATTCCGTTTCAAAACAATTTGAGCACGCGCATTCTCGAAAAAGATTACTGGGTTGCATGCCCGCCAGGCGCTCGTGAGACACAACCACCCGCAATTCCCAAAAACGTTTTTACTGCACCAGTTTAGATTTTCAAAAAAATTGAAAATATTTACAACGACAAAGACATTGACCAAAGAAACACTCAATGCCCGCATTATTTGCAGAGATTGTCGTAATGGCAGGAGCATTCACATTTATATTCTCAATTCTGATTTGCTGTATCAACAACAGCCCACGTTCGCCAAGAGGTCGAATTCACAACAAACGAAAGTGAAGCCTGCCATGAATGCAGTATAATTAAATTTCAATTTATATATATTCATTTGATATATAAGTTGTGATGGCATGCAAGAACATAACCATGCGCAAACGTGTAGGGAAACAATACCTAATTCATTACGCAGGAGGTGCATCATTTGTAGTGCGGGTGTTTGGAAATGTATTGACGGTGTACACCAGTAAATACGACCCAGACATCACTGCAAATAAACAAGTTTACCGTGCAAATATTAAGAAACTTTTTGTGCCATCCAGTCTCAAGCCTGGTTCAAGGCTGCCAAAAAAAACATTAAGTGGAAAGCCGTTGAAAGACGTCTGCGACATTGGTTTAGCCGGAAATTCGCTGCTGGCGCAAATTGGCCACGATGGGAACCATGTTCATGTTGGACCAAGTGTGTTCAAATATCTTTACATAGGCCGCGATGTCATTGAAGTTGCACTCGACGAACCAGTGGAACAGTATTATTCAGAACTCATACCCGGTTTTGCGAACAATCCTTATTTAAAAGTGGGCGCAGATGTGCCAATTGCTTACGCCATAACCAAGCATTATGTGTATTTTTTTCACACCATGAAACGGTATTCACGCGATGCATTTCCGAGTCTGCAAGACATCGTTCCATCATTGAATCCAGCGGTCGATTATTCGCCTGCTGTGAAAACGGCAATGCGAAAGACAGCCAAGCGAATCATTAAGAAAGTTGAAGTTCCTTTCACAAGTTATTAGTCATAGCAATATATAAATAAAAAGTATATTTATATATTAGTATTTAATTAAACACAATAACATAAGTTGCAATGGCTGAAATCGCAATTCCACTCATTGGACTAGCTGGTGCATACATCATGTCCAATCAAAAGAAAAATTCAAAGCCCAAGCCTTTAGCTTCTTCAACATCGGCTGCGGCTCCATTGGCAGAGGGTTATGAAAACATGGGCAAACCAGTGAATTACATGCCAAACATGGCAGTTCCACCTGACAATTATCCAGTGTTCAAGCCGAAAACGGGCTATGATGCAAATGAGTATTCCAACTTTCCGAGTCCCAATGCCGCCACAGACAAGTATTATGAACAGTCTGTTTATGAAAATGTTGCCAATGGTGGTCCTGATTTTGGCGGGAAAACGCAGTTTGGTGATAACTATCAACAGCGGCGCCAGGTCATGTCTCTCACTGGAAAACCGATGGACGCGGGGGACTTTAAGCACAACAACATGGCGCCTTTTTTCGGGGCAAAAATCCGGGGGCGTACTGCAGACGCGAATGTGCAGGAATCTGTGTTGGACTCCATGAATGGTGCTGGGTCGCAGTGGGTAAGCAAATCAGAGATTGCGCCGCTGTTCAAGCCGCAGGAGAATTACAACTACGTTTACGGAACACCAAACACGAGCGACTTCATGCAGTCGCGCCAGATGCCATCAAGCAACATGGCCAATGTGAAGCCGTGGGAAGAGGTGCACGTGGCGCCGGGTCTCGACAAGGGCTACACGGATGTTGGCAGCGGCGGTTTTAATTCCGGAATGGACGCGCGCGAAAAATGGGTGGACCGCAATGTGGATGAGCTGCGCGTGAAGACGAATCCCAAACTGACATTTGGATTGGAGACGCACGAGGGTCCAGCATACTATTACATTCAGAATGCGCCAAGTGCTGCCACGCAAGGCAAGGTGGAAAAGTATTTGCCGGACACATTTTATTTGAACACACCGGACCGTTGGTTGACCACAACTGGTTTAGAAAAGGCGCAAACCGCGCGCCCGATTGAGGCCGACCGGTTTGTCAACCGTCCATCCACAACATCAGAGTATTTCGGTGCGGGTTCGGAGCAAAATGGGGCTGCCACATATGCCGCTCCTGAAGTCGAGCAATCCAAGCGACAGCAGATGGACCCCAGCAAACACCATGCAATCAACATGTCCGCATCCGACCAAAGACCCGCCTCCGTTGCAGACCACGGTCGTCTTGGATTCAAGGTGCTGCACAATAATCGCAGCACGACGGCGAATGCGGTTCCCATGGGTGGCGTGTTTGGCGCCATTCGCGCCGTGGTGGCGCCCTTGCTGGAAGTGGTGCGCCCATCTCGCAAAGAAAACGTCATCGGCAATCTGCGTGCTTATGCAAATGCGGGAACAACGGTTCCAGCCGGCACGGTGTTCAATCCAGCTGACCGACTGCCCACCACAATTAAGGAAACCACTACGACATTGTTGGATTTCAATCATCTCAATTTTGAACGCCAGACCAATGCAGGATATCAAGTTGCAGAACAGCAGCCAATTGAAAACCAACGCGACACCACCACTGATGTGGAGTATCTGGGCGCTTCCGGAGGTGATGGTGCGCACATGGGCAATCAAGTGTATAATGCGGCTTACAATCAGCGCAACAACAACAACAAGGTGCAGACGTCATGGACAAACCAGGGCAACATGAACCTGCTGAACCACGACGAAAATTTAAGCGTGCGGAAACAAAATCTTTCTGCATGCAACTATGTTGGCGGTGCTTCTCCAGGTCCAAGCACTGTAAACATGCCGCCATCGGTTGAAACTTATGGAAAAGCACGCATGCCGCAAAACTATCCGCGCAATGCCATTGAGTGTGAACGAATCAACCCTGAAATTTTGGACGCGTTTCGCAACAATCCTTACACACAAAGTTTGAACAGCTACTGCTGTCGTTGAGCAAACGTGCGTATGTTAAAAATAATTATATTTACAAATATATAATTGTATATATAAATTACACTATGAACTACTTTGTTTTGTTTAGCGTTGTAATCATTGTCATCAGTTTGGTCATATTAATCTCTCCTTTAAATTATGACACGAATGTTATGCCAATCCAAGAGGGGTTCAAATCAGCACCACCCACTCAACGGCCGCGCGGTAATCCGGTTGCAGCAAGTCAGACAAGTTTATCCGGAACTGCTGGAATGGCTGATGGAAGTTCGGACCACCAATACCTGTTGGACAATTTGTTGAAAAAACATGACCGTTTGGCTGAAGGTTTTGAAAATCGCAATGCAAATGCATCGAAAGTGTCGGCAACCACAACCAAAAAGAAGGGAATTGCATCCACTGGCGCCACCTACGAGGGGGGAGATAACGTGCCGATTCCAGTGGCGGGATGCAACAATAACAAATGCATGAAAGTCAAGGACCCCATGAAAGCACTTGATGGAAATTGCATCAACCCGCCTCGCCCAGGTGTGCTACGTTCAGATGGTTTGCCCAAAGAGCTTGACTATTCCATAAAATTCTGTCCTGCATTTGAACCAAAGGATGGTTCATACGCCGAAGAATGTTTAACTTGTGGATACTACAAATACACTAGCAAGTGCACGCCAAACCCAAATAATCCCAAAAAACCATGCGACTATGAAACATACACATTCGACTCTTACAATGACGGACCAATGCCAGGAACCACTAACGACGGTGGTGATGATGGTGGCGATGATTCGGGGCCAAACTGCAGCACATGCAAATACACCACAAATGAAAAAACCAAGTGTGTTCTTCCGGGTTGTTATTCTGCTGACGATGGATATCTTCCATTTCCAGATGGCGACTACAATTTTGCCGAAGGGTGTTTTTATTATGACCCAGACACCAGCAATCCAGGAAAAACCATGCAAGGAATGACTGGCCGTCCCCCCGGCTACTACTGTCCACCAATATCAAAAGATGGCACATATGATGGCGGTGGTGGCAGCAGCGACCCATGCTACACAAAACAAGACCCATATAACCTTGACTCCAGCATTCTTGACTACTCCAAATATGTTCAAATGGAGAACGTGTGCACAAATGACAAGGCAGAATCGAAACAAAATTTCAACCCGGATGATGTGGACGACAACCCAATGAATCCTCACAGGAATAAACGCAAACAACAATACCAACAAGACAAACAAGACAAACAATACCAACACCAACACCAACACAGTGGCGCAATCAATGTGTATCATCATCATCGCACATCGCAAAATAGCCAACACAACATGCAGAAGCAAAACAACCAACACAACATGCAGAAGCAAAATAACAAACAAGGACAATCAAATTCATACCAAGAACCACTTGGTGGAGCAACCGTGTTGGGATACTTGTAATCAAAATAATATTTCAGGTGAAATCATTATCCGTGCTTGATTTTTATTAGTTGCCATCATATGAAATGAACGATGTTCGCAATCTTCGAACTCAGAAGACTCGTGTTTAGGTCCTTTAAATCTCAATCTATTTTGCGTAATTCTCAACACATAATTCAAATAATTTTGTGGAAACAAATCCAGACGAAGAGTTCCATCATAATGACAGTTAACAAATTTGGAAGCTCGATAAATTCCAAACCCATTGAACGCAGACATACAAGGAACTAAACAGCCATTCGATTTTTTCAATATATCTGCAATGTATCCGTAGCGGTCTTCATTTTTTTCCAAATGCCGATAACTAACAACAAATGGATGTATGGATAATGCCCAAATGTCATAATAATGAATCTTGTTGAATGACAATGCATCCCATGTGTCTTCCTGCAAATATTTCTTCAACACGTCAACATTGACTGGTTTACTACACACATCATCAAAATCCATCATAATGAAATAGGGATAATTTGCGAATTTTGTATATACAATTTTAATACACTCATTCCTAGCATTGGCTATTCGTTGTGTTCTATATTTTGAAACAGGTTTTGTGTTGTAATGAATCATCACACGTGTATTTATTTTTCCATAATGTTTTACCAACTCGTATGAATTGTCATTGGATTTATCGCAATACAACACAACCGCATAATCATCAAACAATGAGCCAAGTTGTTCAATGTTTTTAAATACTCTTTGTAAAAATGGAGCACAATTTTTGACTGCTCCGCAAAAAACACACTTCATTTTATATAAAAATTGCACTTAAAATAATTTTACTATTTCCGCATAATGCTAAACACTCATTAACTCCATCATCTCAGCTTTGTTGATGTGAGTTTCTTTTGCGATGATTTTCAATATTTTTCGATGAGCTGCTTCATCTTTTTCAATGTTCTTGTAAAGTTCTTTGCAAATCGACTGATACTCCATGTGCATTTTTTCTTTGTTTTCCCATCCTGGGTGTGCTTCCATCCAATCTTGTATGACCCGTGTTTGATAGCACGACGTCATGTAAATGAATTTCTTGACGTGTTCATGCATGTCATCTTTAATCCATTCGTCGCTCTTGATATACATTGTTTCGCGTTTGGCGTCGGTGCAATGAATGGGGCGTTTGTGCACGTCCATGACCTTCAGATTGTTGGCAATGATGGACCCCACGCCTTCCACAATGCCATTCGTCTTCGTGAATTCCAGGTCCTGCAACGTGATTTTCAGCGTCTTCATGAAGTCGCTCAGCTTGACCGCATCCTTGCACTCCGTGTTCAAAAACACCTGCACATTGATTTGGTTATTAATCGTGTTGTGCGTGTTTGACACGTGCGCCACAGGTGCCACTTGCGTTGATTTTTCTTTCATTGTTTCAACAAACGTGGTCAACACATCCTTGTGCATTTTCACCATGGTTTCCATAAACGTCATCATTTCGGATGTTGACTCACACTCTTTTTTTGTTGTTTGCTTGTGTTTTTCAGTTTCACAATGCTGCACATAGTGGCTCTTTTTATTGCAGCAATAATCGCATGCATCACAAACATACTTTGATTTATTGGAGTTGGTGTTTTGCTTATGCTTTTCAGTATGACAATGCTGCATGTAGTGGCTCTTTTTGTTGCAGTGATATTTGCATGCATCACAAACATACTTTGGTTTGGGTTTTTCAACATCCATTGCAACTAAATTGAGAGATTGTTGTTCTTATATGTGTTGTAAATATTATAATTTATACTTTAAGCATTTTTTCACACATTTTATCTTGAGAAATGGTGTCATTCTATCGCGAGCCTATTTTAGGCTTTTTCGCTAGATGACGCAGCCTATTTTAGCCTATTTTGCCTATTTTTTTAATGGAAAATGGCCTATTTTAGCCTATTTTATAGGCTGTTTTTTAGGCTCTTGTCCGAAAAATGCATGCGTTTTGGTGCTTTTTTTTAAGTTTTTTTTGGGCCAAAATTTTTCCATTTTTGGTGCTCTTTTTTAAGCGCTGCATAATGCTCTCATTTTTTACTACAAATCTTGAGAAATATTTTTTGTTATTTTTCATTTTTCTTTGCACAAAAGTCAAAAAAATTTTGAGAATCGGACATAAAAAGTATGTCCAAAAATCGTAACCCCGTTACCTTTTTGGGAAAAAACGCGCGGCACTAGGTAATTTGCGGAACTTTTTTGGTTGCATGCGCGACAGACCATAAATGCTGCGACGTTTTTGAAAATGTGGTTTTTGGAAATTTCATCTAGAGAGAAATTGATGAAAAAATGCACCATGAATTATTGGGAATATCTCTCAACTGTAATATATGAGAATGAAGTTAACCACGAAAACGCGTCAACAACCGGCGTGTCCGCTTCCAAAGAGCCGGAAGTTTCCCAAAGCATTGTATGCATTTTCAAGTCCGCGACAGGCACAAAAGATGGCGCACAAGTATTTAGGTCATTCCGCCAAGCTGTATCCTGCAAGCAACCCCGTGAAAAAATATCGAATATGCGACCCAAAGTTGAAACAGTGGGTCAACTTTGGTCAAATGGGATATCAAGATTATACGCGTCATAAAAACAAAACGCGTCGAAAGAATTACTTGACGCGCACGGCTGGCATGCTGGGCAACTGGAAAGACAACAAATACTCGGCAAACAATCTGAGCCGCCGCATCTTGTGGTAGCCTGGTGCCTTTTTTTAAGCTCGGCGACGATGGGTGCGACGTGCGCGAATGCGGCGTTTTTTTCCACCATGTTTGGTTTTTTTGGGGTTTTTGTTAGGCACAAATAACGGAACATATGATGAATTTACATGAGTTTTAAATAAATTTGTATATGAATCACGACTTAATCCTAGTTCCCTGCTCATTCGTGCCATTGGGTTTGCCTCTCGGGTTGCCATCATATCAAGATAGCGTTTGATTATCAAATAATTGTTCCAATTAAACGGATGCAAATCAATGTCATAGTCATTGTTGTCAAGCTTTCCGTTGCGCAAATCATTCAAAAACACAGGGCTCACTCCCCGTCTAGTTAGTGGCCCATAGTAAGGAAGCTCATCTCGTTCTTCATCTAAATACTCTAGGGCAAAGGATATGCCTTGTTCGGTTGGACGGTTTATTTTTATATGCATTGCAGTGGTTATAAATTACATTCATATTTTTTTTAATTTTCCAATTTTTATTCCCACACCACTACAGGACCGCCCGATGGCCACTCTGCGTAAGGGACCGCCTTGCTGGTTGACTGTTTCAAGTTAATAAGTTTGTTTAATGCTGCTTGGCGGCGTTCTAGCGGTGTCTGATTGACATCAGAACGTTCACGGCGCGTGAGCTGCTTAAACCGCCATTCGAACTGCAGGGCGGCCTGCCACGTGGGAAAGCCGGTTATGTGGCACGCGCGGCGCCAGGTTTCGCCACGGGCCACTCGGGCGCCGGTTGCATGCGCTCCGCCTGCAATCTCCTTATTATGTTGCCTGAGGCGGCGTTCCAGATTCACGGTTGCACCCACATATGTGGCACGTTTGCATGACGACTCGAGTAGATAGACGAAAAATTCTTTGGCGTCGGCGATGGCGTTTTCTTCGGGAACCAAGGATTCGGATTCCATGAATGAATGCAATGACGTATGTATTTCTAAACTAATTTATTTATTCACAATGAATGAATCAATGATACAAAAAATTAATAAAAAATACAACAATTAATAAAAAAAATATAACAAATTTTTTAAAGTTCACATGTTTTTCACTTACCATTTACTTGGCACATCGTCGGACACAAATTCGTGCTGCGAATCATCGAATGTGCCTTGGGGCTGAAAGCGGTCATCAACGATTGGTGGTGGTGAATGACAACGCGGTGCAGATGGCGTTTGTGCGGATGGCGTTTCAGACAAGATGATGTCGTCATCATTGAATTCCGTGCTTTGAGTGTCGCCGGTGATGCAACGTTCGAGTGCACGACGGCACACCTCGTATGCAACTGGCGTGTTGTCCGAATCATGCTGGATGGAATGCACGCGGTCAAGCCCCATGCCCTCTGCATTGCGCTTTGTCGACGGGTCCGAGCCGATGAAGAGAATGGAATGCATTGGGTTTCGTTTTTTGTTGTCGGCGATCATTTCGTTGACGCTGGATTGGGTGTGTGTGCGGGAATCGTTGTTGTCGCCGTCGGTGAACACGTAAGTGGTTGCTGGAACTCCACTGCTTTTTTCATTCATCTGGGCAATTGCAATGGCAACCGTGTCCCAGAGTGAGGTCATGCCATCGCACGTCAGGTCGCCCAATTTTGCGACATCGTGCACCGGAACTGCGGGTCCCACGCGGATGCAGTCGTGCGATGAGAACGTGATGAGGCAGAAGGTTGCCTTGTGTTCGCATGGCTCCTTGTAGCGAGTCTGCAGTTCGCCGATGATTTCATTGATGCCGGTTTGAACCGAACGGCGCTGGTCTTGCATTGAGCCACTGACGTCTTGCACAACGGTGACGTGCATGTCTTTGACCGCTGCAGCCGGACCTGGACCGGCGACAGCGACGGATGGAGTGTCTTCGACGAGAACAGCGGAAGAGAATTCATTTTGAGAGGCCATGTTGCTTGCTTGTTGTTGTTGGTAAACTACCTTTCATTTAAGGTGTCAAAACATGCTTTCAATTTTTTTTGAAATGTTCATCACATGTTCAAAAATAATCCAATTGTTGCAATCATTATATTGATTTTGTGCATTTTTCGTATAAATGTTTGCACGCACCAATCGAAGTAATCCCTATAAAAATCCATGACTGAGTGTAAAAGTATTTGGACATGTCCATGACTTGAAGCGTGTAAGAACACACTGGATTTGCTACATTGAAAAATGAAACAACGAAACCATATACTCCAGGCGGCGCACAAAGTTGCATGTAAATTTGCGCCGAGAACCAATGCAGTGTTAAAAACGCAAGTGGCATAAACATTGCGGATATAATCTGTTTACCACGCATTTTGAATAATCAATCATGGCGATAACCTTTTATTTGTGAAATCGTTTATTTGATATAATGTCAAGCAAAGCTGGTTTCATCTTAGTCAGTTTCAAACACCACATTTCCAATGCAATTGATATGTCTTTTGAATTTTGTCTGACATTGTATTTGTCTCTCAAAAATTTCAGCACAGTTACTGCATGTTGAATGAGGTCATAATGTTTTTCTGCAACCTTGTGCAGTTCCAGATTTTCAGGATAATCATTGCATGCCCGACACGCTTTGTGCAAGAAATATTCATATTCAATGATTTCTTTTTGTAGATAAACTGCCAATGATGACCTACTTTGGTTTTTGTATTTTCGAACAAAATACCGCCAGGGAGACAATTTTTGTATGGAAATTTTATTGTCTTCAATGCACAATTTGTCATATTTGGTCAAACTGTTGATAGCGACAAACTGCGCATGGAACACTTCACTTTGTTTCATCAATTCCTTCATTGCAATGCAAATGTCAGCCGCTTCAATGGTTATTGGTTCATCATTGTAGTCTGGTATGTGTGCATGTGCATGTGCATGTGCATGTGCATTGTGCGTATGGTCCATGATGGTCATTAAATTAATCGATTATAAAAATCATTCGCATTTTACTTCATTTTCTTGCATTGTAGTAATGTTGAACAAACCACTGCACCGTTTCCTTGATTCCCCACTTAATAGGCGTCATTGTCATTGGCGGTTTGTATCCATAAAGATTCTTGAATTTGGTGTTGTCTGCCGTTTTTTTGAATTGGCCATCTGGTTGAGAAGCATCATACAAAATGTCATTGTCAAAATCGAATGCATGTGCAATGTGCTGCACCACTTCCGCGATGCTGATTTCATCCTCCGGGTCCACTGATATGATAAGTGTGCCTGCACCATCGACTTTTTCAGCATCTTCATGTGTTGCATCATAGTGTTCCAATGTCCAAATGAGAAGCAGAGCCAGGTCGCGTGAATAAATGAACTGCCGCAATGGCGTGCCGCTTCCCGCAACCACCAGCGGAAGTCCTTGTTGTTTGGCTAAGTAGCACTTGTGAATAAGGGCAGGAATGACGTGCGCATCGTCTAAATTGAAATTGTCGTTTGGGCCATATATGTTTGTGGGAATGACACACACATAATTGCGTCCATGTTGTTCCCTATAACATCGGGACTGGACTTCCAGCATGCGCTTGGCATATGCATACGCATCATTGGACGAATGCGGTGCCCCCATATGCAGCATGGTTTCATCAATGGGACCGTGCTTTGTTTTTTCATCCGGGAAAATGCACGTGGAGAGACAACTAACGACTTTTGAAACGCCGACGGCATGAGACGCGCGCAACACATTCATGTTAATCCTCATGTTGTTTTCAAACATCTCCACCTTGCATCGCATGTTTTTAAAGAGGCCGCCAACTGCTGCGGCCAAATGAATGACCGCATCTGGCATGACTCTTTGAAAATATTTTAATGTTGCATCATAGTCGGTGAGGTCGCATTGACTTGAAGACATGAACGTAAATTTATACTTCAAATCAGCGCCGCACACGCTTTGAATTGCCGACCCTACCAAACCGAAACCTCCCGTAACCAACACAGTTTGCATTTAATATGTTGTTATATTTTGGTCCAATTCTTTAAATATTTTGAATTCAATGTATTTAAATGATAGTGATTGCATATTTGTATTAGAAATAAAATTAATTTCTCTCAAATCACAATGACTTCAAGTTGCCGTGTTGCTTTCATTACGGGAATCACAGGACAAGATGGTTCATATCTGACAGAACTATTGTTGCAGAAGGACTACAAGGTGCACGGTTTGATTCGTCGTTCATCCACATTGAACACTTCACGGGTCGAGCACTTATTTCATCACCCTTCGCTGAAGTTGCACTATGGTGACATGACGGACGGCGCTTGTTTATACAAAATTCTGAATCACATCAAGACGACGCACACTTCAATGGACCGGCTCGAGATTTACAATCTGGCGGCACAGTCGCACGTGAAAATTTCGTTTGAGATGCCAGAATACACGGCTGACACGGACGCGTTCGGCACGTTGAAGCTGTTGGAAGCGGTGCGCAACAATGACCTGGATTCAATAACTCGGTTTTATCAAGCGTCCACGAGTGAGCTGTATGGCAGGGTGCAGGAGATGCCGCAGCGTGAGACGACGCCGTTTTATCCGCGTTCTCCGTATGCAGTTGGGAAGCTGTATGCGTATTGGATTGTGAAAAATTATCGAGAGGCATACGGAATGCACGCATCCAATGGCATCCTGTTCAATCACGGAGGGGTGCGTCGCGGCCACAATTTCGTAGAGCGCAAAATTACGCTGGGGCTTGGCAAGATTCTGCGCGGCGAGACGGACCGCCTGGTCATGGGCAACATTGACTCGAAGCGCGACTTGGGGAATGCGAAGGACTACGTGGAAGGCATGTGGCTCATGCTGCAACAAGATGCGCCGGATGACTACGTGTTGGCCACAGGAGAAACGCACAGCATTCGTGAAATGATTGAGCTGGCATTCAGCATGGCCAATATTCAATTGCGGTGGCGCGGAACTGGTGCGGATGAAGTGGGATACGATGAAACAACGGGTCGAGACTTGATTTTCATTGACCCGAAGTATTATCGGCCCACAGAGGTGGACGTGCTTTGGGGGGACGCATCCAAGGCGCAGCGGGTGTTGGGATGGCGACCACAAACAACGTTTCGGCAGCTCATTGCCGAAATGGTGCAGCAGGACACGCAGGTCGTGTATTCAGTCATTTAACTGCGTGTTGCATAATACAATGCAATTAATCCAAAATAAAAAATAATTAATTGTCCGACAATTATTGCGCATTCATGTGAATGTTCCATTGATAAATGAAATGAATGAATATGTTTTTATGTATTCATGCATTTATGTTTTTTTTTTGAGTTTTATCAAAAGTAGTCGTCTGATGAATAGCCATCATAAATTGTCCGAAATGGAACGGGTTCAGGACAAAACACAACGCGTTCCATTTCGTGCAGTTGTTTTGCAGAAAGAAGCCATCGAATGGGGGCTGCATCCCCATTTTCTTTCAAACGTTCAACCACACAAATACCGGTTTCTTCGCGGCCACCACTTTGGCCGTGAATAATTGCATTGTTGGAGTCGCGAAACTTCTGAGAGCTGAAGAAGATCATGCTCTTGGAATAAATTTTAGGGTCAAACACTGACTGTATTCTAACAGGGTCTTTGGTCCAGCGAGCGGTTCCTGGACGCGCTTTGCCTGGAAACACGTTTGCTTTTTGTGAAAGAAGCCAAAGCATTTTGAGAGGGTAAGTGTCTTTGCGGCGACTGTATCGATGAACATGGCGCAAGTGAGGTTCCAAGTGTATGTTGCGTTCAAATAGCGATTTGAACTCTGCCACTGTCTTGCACGCCACCAACTCATCAGAGCGTGAATGAATGAGACACCACAGCATTTCAATCATGGATTCTTGTGGTGGAGATGCATCAAATGCCAAATCAGGTTCCGTGCTAAATGGCGTGATGTAAACAACATTCATGATGCGGGGGTCATCGGACACATAAAACCCTCGCCGCATCTCGTCTTTGGAAACCTTGGTTTTCATCGGTGGAAGCAACCAGTTGTTTTTGATGCGCCATTCCTGTGTGCGCCTTTCAAATACTTCATCCGAGTATTTTTGATTTTCACGAAATTCTGCTCTTTCCCAGGCATGCATTTCTTCTCTCGTTTTGAAAACAGGAAACGTGGTTGGTGCATTTGGACGTTGAAGACTGTGCCAAGTTGGCCTGCATTGGTCCTGTTCTTCCTTTTCAAGCAGTGTTCGTTCTTCTTTTTTTCGAGCAGTTTCATGGTGAAACCATTCCCTGTAAAAATCATCACTAGGTGCTCCTGGTCCTGTTGCGGTTGCTGTTGCTGAACCTGTTGCGGTTGCTGTTGCTGAACCTGTTGCGGTTGCTGTTGCTGAACCTGTTGCGGTTGCTGTTGCTGAACCTGTTGCGGTTGCTGAACCTGTTGCTGGTGTGATATTTCGTTTGGCGATGCTGGCCCATGACACTGACATTTTTGTAAAAGCGTTATTTGTCAAATGGCATGCAATCTTTAAATTCAATTTTTTTTTAATTAAATGACACAACATGTCAACAAACTGTTAATGCAAATGGATAAAATAAGTATTAAAGTCATTTCACTGAATGAATTTATTTATTTAATTCGGTTTATTTACTTGAATTTCTCTCAAATGAGCGAATCAAGTTTGCAAGAAAAGAAACGGCGTGTGCGTGTCATCAAGAAAAAGCCCACATCAGTCGAACTGTTGGACATTCATGGCGACATCAAGCAGAAGCTGCAGCATTTCATTGAACATAAGAAAATACCGAACATAATATTTCACGGGGTGTCGGGATGCGGCAAAAACACGCTTGCATGGAATTTTGTGCGCAGCATTTATGGAAACGACAAAGTGGCACTAAAGGATTACGTGATGCATGTGAATTGTGCGCACAACAAGGGCATCAGGTTCATTCGTGAGGACTTGAAGTTCTTTGCGAAAACAAATGTGGATTTGAAAGATGGAGAGATATTCAAGAGCGTGGTGCTGGTGAATGCAGACAAGCTGACAACCGATGCGCAATCAGCACTGCGTCGATGCATTGAGTTGTTCAACCATTCGACGCGATTTTTCATTGTGGTGGAGGACAAATACAAGTTGCTGCGTCCGATTCTGTCTCGATTTTGCGAGATACATGTGCCGGAACCAATTATAAACGGAGAACAGGTGAATTTGCATGTGCATTTATTGAAAAAAACATTTGCATTTGAGAAATTAAAGCAGCAACGCGCTGAATGGTTGGAACACGAAGTATCATTTGAAAGGAAATACACGTATGATGATTTGATTTCACTTGCCGGAAAGTTGCATGAGCGGGCTTATAGCAGCATTGACTTGTTAAAATGGCTGGAAAAATCAAACATTGCACCTGATGTAAAGTATGAGAAATTGATTGCATTTCAAAAGGTACGCCATGAATTTAGAAATGAAAAATTGTTGATGTTATTTATGTTGCATTTCATGTTATTACGTTCTGATACCAGTTTAGAAAATATAGCATTTATGTAAAACTGTGTAAAACGAGAAAATGGATGACTATTCACTGGCGAGTTTGCAGGAATCACGAAATGAATGGTGTGCGCGCTTAGTGAATGTTTTAGCACCAGTAATGTCGGAAGGCTTTCGCTCCATTTTTGATGAAGCCTGGAAACTGTGCGAACAAAACAACGAGACGGGTAAATATTTGATGACATTTCAGAATTTTCTCTCGCGTGTGCCCAAATGGAATGCAACCATCATTGCACAAGAGACGCAGCGCATCATTGACAGGAGCGGATGCGGCTATTTAGCAGACCTGGTGACATGCGTGCACATCATTCAGTTGAAGAGCTTGACGTGCATGCGCGTGGGCAGCAAGCAGAAAAAGGTGGACATTGATGTGCCACAGCTGAATGAGTTCATTCACAAGGTGTATGTGCATTGCGCGCGCAAGTTGTATACCAATGTGTATTTGTTTGAGCGCAATATTCCGCCCCTCACCACGCAGAAGAACATGAGAGAAACGGAAATTATAATCAAGGAGTGCATTTTGGACAGTATAAGAGAGAGCATTCCGCTTGAAATCATTTTGAAAACGTACATGGATGAAACCATTGAAGATCACACCGAAATTAAAATAAAGGAGGAGGTCATCTCTCAAGAGCCGGTGTTGGATGAGCAATCCACGGCAACGCCGGCATCAGCAACGGCATCAGCAACGGCAACGAATGAGGCAGCAATCATTGCGGCTGGTGGCGAACCCACAATGGACGCGTTCCCATCAATTGCACCGTCATCGGTATCATCCGCATCAGTGTTGTCATCATTGTCGGATGCATCAACGGCATCAATCAAGTTCAATGATATGGACAGCGCGATTGACATGAACAATTCGGAGCACATGATACACGCGCCAAAGACGGAAGAACGATTGGAACAAATCAGCAATGAGAGATACATGCAGCGAAAATTGCAGGAGGAAGAGGATGACGGAGATGATGAACTTGATAGACTGAAAATCGGAGAAGATGTGCAGCTGGACGTGTTTGATGTGCACCCAATGGAAGAACCCATGCGAAAGCTGAATTTTGATGCACCTGAACTAGACGACATTGAAATCCTGGCTTAAAAATTCATGTTTGTTTCGAACGACCAAATAAAAATGTTTGCATTATGTATCAAAAATGTCATTTCCTTGGATAAGAGATAGTTCAACTTTATCAGGAGAACCCACAAACTGTTTAGCAGTTACTTCTCCAACTGGATTATTATTGTACAATAATGCTAGCACATCAAACAGCTATTACATTTACTCACACAATTTTCCATTGTACATTGTGAATGATGGGTATGGAACAAGCACAAACCTAGCATTGAGAAATTCAAGGATTTTTTTTAATCCCAGTGCATCAAGAACCGACTTGTACAACCAAGACACTAATGGCGCCATAACATCTATCACAGTGGATGGAGCACAAGGCACAAACAAAATAACACTAACTGCTAATTTTTCAACAACAACGCCAACTGATGGTGCTAAGATTGAGGTGGATGGGAAAAATCAAGCAATAAATTTGATGGCTGCGGGAGCAGTTTATGTCAAACCAATTACAACAGGAGGTGCTGCAAATTTTTTTGTGATTGATGGTCTATCATCTTCCCAATATTACACACTCATTCAACCAAATGCAGTTGTATTTTATGACTATGCTTTCGGAAATAACGTGATTCTTAATCGCGCCGGTGTGCAAATTGCCTCAGCTTCCGTTGTGTCTTGGTCAACAATATGCAACGGTGGTTCTAGCGGTGGAATATCATCAATTCAATCCCAAAACAACACATTGTACATTCAAAACACCAGCGGACCAACCACATACATAGATATCAATCTTATAGCTGGTTCTGGGATTAGTGTGTCAAATCAAGGAAATGGAAATTGGCAAATAGATAACACAGGAGGAGGAGGAGGCGGTGGAATATCATCAATTCAATCTCAAAACAACACATTGTACATTCAAAACACCAGCGGACCAACCACATACATAGATATCAATCTTATAGCTGGTTCTGGGATTAGTGTGTCAAATCAAGGAAATGGAAACTGGCAAATAGATAACACGGGAGGAGGAGGTGGTGGCGGTGATGTTTACTGGAATCAGCTGATAAGTCCAAGCACAACATACGCTCAACTTGCTAACTCTCAAGGAGGAGACTATAATGTTAAATTCGGACTTGAAGGTGACAATTCTACTTCTGGGTATTACGATGTTGCAGAACTGAGAATTGATGACACTTATATAAATACTTACACTGGTTATAATAATGGTAGAGCAGGATATTTAAAAGTTGGATATGATGACATCAACAATATTAATCAAGCGAATTTCACAGTTGTGACAAACACAACAAACGATCCTTGCACAATGGCAACCATCAATTCAAACATGTATTTATTTGCCAATAAAAAACCTGGATCTCAAATTGGTGAAGGTGTCATGTATTTATATGCCAACAACATCTTGCCAGGAAATAATCCTGTATTAGGTGTATCCACTTATTTAGGTAATAGTTCTAATCCCTGGTATGAAGTGAACTCTCAAATTTTCAATAATCCATCTGACATTAAACTGAAAAAAGACGTGCTTCCAATGGAATCCGACTATTGCACCGAGTTAATAAAAAACATCAAACCAGTAAGATACATTTATAAAAACGATGAAAAAGAAAAAACACACTTTGGTGTTATTGCTCAAGACATTGAAAGCATAATCGGAGGTGAAAATCTCGCATTGCATTCAAAAGAAAACGATACGCAAACGGTTTGTTATACTGAGCTAATTGCTCCGCTCATCAAAACTGTGCAACACCTGCTTGAAAAAGTGGAATCTTTAGAAAATGAAATAAAAATTTTGAAACAATGAATGCAAACCAAATAAATAAATTTGCATAATAATGATATAATGAATTATTATACAAATGAGTTCCGGATTTAGAATTGGTGGTGGTGACTTATACAACTACTTGCAACCATATTTTGCTGGTGCAGATGTATCGCAGTTGTCTGGATTTAAAATAAACGGAGTTCAAGCATTTGCTAGAAGAGACAATGACCCAAATAATGCTCCAACTGCAAGCAACTTGGGATATAAAGTGAATGGAGTGGACATTTCACAATATGGAAATAGAGCAAATGCTGGGCTTACCATTCAGATAACTGGTAATAAAATATACAATGGACAAGGACAACAAGCAAATATTGTATTAATTTCTCCAACCGATTCATGGATTACAGTTCAAACAACAACAGTTACAGATGTAGGACTTTATGATTCTAATTATTTTAGCTATACTCCACCAAATGGTTATATTTTAACTGTAAACTTTAGTTATTTTTCAATTGACCCTAGTGAAATAAATATCATTTCAAATGGTGGTCCGTTATCATTTACATATACTGGTGGAAATATAACATTCAGCAATTATTCTGTTACTGGAGTTTTTCCTCAAGATACTAGTTGGTCAGTGTCAGACACTGATAGAACAAATGTTGGTTCATATTATGCTTATTTATCAACATCTAGTCAAAATTATGTAGTGGGAACATTAGATTCTGTAAATTGGACAATAGTGCCATCAAGTGCACCAGGTCCTCCTATAATTGGTGCTTCTTCGGCCGGCGATAAATCATTTACAGCAAATTGGAGTGCACCAACTGTTACCGGAGGAGAGATATCTGGATACTATGTGTCATATTCGACAAATGGAGGAAGCACGTGGTCTGCCGAATCAACCACAACAAGTTTAACATACACATGGTCAGGGAATGGTGTCATATACAATGGCAACTCATATATTGCAAGAGTTAGAGCATATAATAGTCTTGCAATTGGTTCCTATTCTTCAAATCCAACAGGCGTTGTTCCAACCTTTGCCGCACCAACCGTTCAATCCATAAATTTTGCTGCTCCGTCTACTAGTAATCCAAATAGAAGACCATTTACTGTTACGCTGACACCAACCAGCTGCGTTAATTACAGCATTACACGGATTTATGTGCAAAATGCAAGCGTGGAATTTTTTGGGGGATATTATGACAGTGTCAATAGTGCATATAATAATTTTTACACACAAACAACTGGTCAACAGACCACTGGTTTAGTTTCAGATGTTTTAGCAACTGGGATTTTTGACCCATATCCTGTATTTTACATAATTGGTCCATCAGATGTAATCAAAGTGTATGTTATAACTTATAACAATGATGGATATGGTGTTGCTAGTAGTACAATAACCAACACAGCACCAGCACCTCAAACTTATTATACATACAATCCAGATCCATTGACAGCTGGAAATGGAGTGCAACTCTATCAAACTGGAACATTCAATGTCACGGGAAATACTTTTTCACAAACATCGGTCACTTACATTTCATCAAATGATTGGTATGTGAATAGATTGAGTGTGAGTGCCCGAACGGCAACTCTTGCATCATCAATTAACATAACATCAACCGGTAGAAGCTTTTTTGTTGACTTCAGTGGCTCAACAACTGGCACATTCGGTCAATCACTATCCGGTTCACAATCTCCATGGAACAACAACAATGCTTCTATTACAAGGAGTTTAAGTTGGGATGTTAATGATGTCAACTATGGCAACAATGGTAATGGCAGAGTCAGAGTGAGAGGTGCTGGCACAATAGGAACTTGGGCTGCTGGTCAAGTTATAAATATCGTTGTTACTGCATTTGGACAAACAAGAACATTGACTTATTATTGAAATCCAAATAAAGACAACAAAGATAATGAAGACATATTAATTAAAAATAATAACATATTAATTAAAAATAATAACACATTTAATTAATACTAATACAAATACACACAATAATGTCAACGCCCACATTGATTTCTTATTTGCAGAATACAAACAATTTAGAAGAAACCGGAGAAAAAAATTTTGTTTGTGTTGTTGACAACGTCGTGGTTGGAAACATAACAAGTCTCAAAATGCAAGCAGTGAATGGTGAGGTGGTTCCAGTTGTGTTTCCTGATTGGAAAACCTTTTTGAAAATTTTGCAATCACCCAATCATGCATTCATTGAAAGACCCATACGCATTTTTCCAGGAACAATTTGGAATGGCACTGAATTCATTGCGCCAAGTGAACCAGAAGTGGCAAGAAATGAGACCACAAATGGCATTTATTTGAAAGTCAATAATTCATGCATATACTATGAGCTGGAGTGGATGCCTATAAAAGATTATACCATGTACACAGTTGGACTTTTGCGTGAATATTTGGAGCGCAATCCATCATTAGAATTGAATGTGGTTGTCGTGATTTCCCCTAAAAAAACAATTTCTTTTGACAACAACAACAAGACTGTATACATTTACTTGAATCTCGAACAAACAATCATTGATGACACTGCAATTACTTTGGTAAAAGAACCCGAAACCAAGGTTGCATTCAATGACAAACAGTACACCGTGAACATGGAGATGTTCAATGACTTCAAAGACAATGATATTATTTTTGATTACAGCAAACCAAACATCAAAAACATTGAAATTTCCGGGTTGTATCCTGATTTTTTGCCGAAGTTGCAGTATGTGTCGGCTTGTGTTTACAAAAATGTTAACGCTGCGCAACTCACGAAAACCATTGACACACTAACATTGTTTGCGGACATATCCATTTCAGCAAGGAGAGAGCAAAAGTTGCAAGAAATTAATGCTTTGCTTGTGAACCATAGAAATGAAACGAATTGTTTTGAAGAAGAATTGAAAACGCTGCTTGGAAATACAAAAATTTTGATAAACATTCACAACTCGGATTATGCAAACACGTTTGAGGAAGTTCGCGTGCTGCCCGCACTGCAACAAAAAGTGCTGGTTGTTTCAGAGGTAAGTCCTTTGACCGAGTTGATCCCATTTGGTCCAATGATAATTTGGTCAACCTATGACAACATCGTGCAAAAAGCGAAAGAAGTTCTGGACAATTATGACACTTATTACAGTCAAATTTTTACAGAACAAAACATCAACATGTTGAATGGCCTGCATGCACAAAATTCCGTCAACATTGGAAACAAACTGAATGCGTTTTTGCAAGGCTGATGTAGATTGTGATATAAAATGACATGAATATATATTAAACCTACAAAATGTTCAAAAAAACGCATACTCGGCGCATAAAAAAGAAAAAGGCATTTAGCAAGAAAAGAAAGGGTGGAATGTTTCCATCATCCAAAGCCAAACAAAACCTTTTCAAAACGAAAACATTAACGGTATTGAAATCATCACCAGTGGACCCAGCATTGAAAGAGTTATTGATGACTGTGCCTGGTTCGGGTTCTCATAAGCACGTTAGTGAACAATTTTTGGGACCGCTCAAAACTGCACCAAGAAGTTTGAAAGAACGGGCAGAAAGCGCCATGTCAAGTTTGCCCGTGAGTAGTGCAGCTGCAGCTGGCCTTAGCATTGCGTTATTCAAACGTGCTCAACGAATGCGGGCTCACTCATTCCACAATCATAATATTGAGGAATGCGCAAGAATAAACCAACAAGCCGAAAAACATCTGATAGAAGCGATGGAGTTGGGCAACTTGCAGGCACGTGCAGCGCTTGCAGAAATGTATTTAAGCAGAGACAAAGTGGGTGTAAAACCTCCCATAATGGAACACATGCCAATGGCAGTAGATTTGGTTTCTGAATTTGACAGCGACCCCGACTGCATGGGTGTTTTGGCATACTGCTACTTCAAATACAATGACTTGCATCAAGCTAATCTTTTGGCAGTGTCCAGCGCACAATCTGGGAGCAAATATGGGCAGTTTGTTTGTGGACTCATTCAAAGAAACCAGCACAATAATGGGATTCATAATTATGGGGCGTGTCATTGGTTTTCTCTTGCGGCAGCTCAAAACTACGATGAAGCGCAAATTGGATTGGCCGAACTTTATAGCAGTGGTAAAATGACAATGGGCGGCACAAAGGAAGATGATATGAGGGAAGCGCTTCGGTTGCGCGAACTTGCAGCGGAGCAAGGAAATGACAAGGCCATGCTGTATGTCGGATATACTCATGGAGACGAAGCGATTGCATTGAAGAAGGATGCGAATCGCCAGGAAGAAGCACAAAGACATTTTGAAGAAGCGTGCCGGTGGGTTGGATTCGCACTTGAGTCAAAGAATGATAGTGCAGAACGGGCATTGATAATAATAAAACGTGAGTTTGAAGAGGTTAAACCAAAAAGATCCAAAAAATGACAAATTCGTAAAAAGAGCCAATTGTTTCGTTTTGGTTATTATATACTTTAGCAAAACAAGGAATGAATAGCAATAACTATGTTGTGAGCGGCATCATAACCTTTGTGTTTTTGGTGGCCAAATTCATCGAAATGCGATTCAACAAGTCGAGCGAGGAAGACGAACCCAAACCACTCAAGTTCTTGCTGCGCGATGGACTCTTGGTTTACGTTTCTTCACTGCTCGGATTTTACATCATTTCACAATTTGAAGAACACGCAGTAAGTAGTTCCACCGTGAAAGAAGTTCCTGCATTTACTGGCGGGCCTGACTTTTGAAGAGGTGTCATGTGCATAATCCAGAATCCAGAATCCAGAATCCAGAATCCAATTTAATTATCAATTTGAAATTCATAATTAAAAACAATGCAACTATTAATACTAAATTATAAATTCTAATAAAATGATTACCAAGAAATGGGTTGAATATTTGCAACGATTTGAAACATTAGGCCCGGATGCATTCAAGGACATGCCGAAAAAAAACATGACGCGCAAATTCTGCGTTATCATTGAGCCACGCCAGCACAAATTTTTGATTCCGGTTGTCAAAAACTTCATGTATTTGCTGCAACACAGTGGATGGGGCATTATCATTTATCACGGACCGGACAACGAGAGATTTGTTAAGGATGGTTTAAAAGACGTGTTTCCGGATGACCGTGTTCATTACGTGCGAATGATTAAGAAAAATTTGACGAATGGCGAATACAGTGAAATGGTTGCCAATCCACTGTTTTGGGAGACGTTGTTGAAGTGTTTTAATTGCGAGCACGTCCTCATGTTTCAGACCGACACGTTGTTGCTCAAGGGTGGCGATGCGGTTGATTCGTTTTTGAAATACGATTATGTGGGTGCGCCCTGGGCGAACGGCGGCATGTGCGCCATGATGCCTCCAAATAAGCGCAATGTGCAACTCGTGGTGGGAAATGGGGGGCTTTCTCTCCGAAATGTGCGCGCCATGATGGCGATTGCGCGCAGGCACCCATATAAGAGTGGCAACAACACTCCTGAAGACATCTATTTTTCACACTGGCTCAAAGTGTACCAATTTGATTTTCGCGTTCCTACTCCAGACGAAGCAAGCGAGTTCGCAATGGAGCATGTGTATAACCCGAACGCGGCGGGAATGCACTCGCCACTGCCTGAGCTGGAAAGTTTATGCGATGACATGATTTCAAAAACAAATAATAATAACATACATATATAAGATATTATAGAATGAATACATTAATGTCTGGTTTTTATGTTTCTGCAAACGACACCATAGTAGAATTTACTGTTGCAAATAATCAGGAACGCATTCAATTTAACTTTAATAAGGATAGTCGTACCCTTGCAAACGGACTTGGTTATCCTGCTCGTGTCCCAGCTGTTCAATTTGATATCAATCCAGAACAGTTTGAACATTTTAAGAATAATGTTTTAGACAAAAACGGGAATGTGTGGTTCATCGATGAAAAAAAGATTGTTCCAGGAAAGTGGACAACATCACAACCACAACCACAACCTGATAAAGATAAATCAAACGTTGAAGATTATTTTTATAGCAATGACGAAGCCATGATTCGAGTTTTAAATCATTGGCTTCCACATTTTGCCGAAATTTATGGGTCTGTTAAACAAACACCAGGTGTCGACAATCCGCATTACGAAAATTTAAAAAGAAAAACATTTCAAAAATGCTTAGAATATATTAAGCATTTGAGCACCAGTATACAGAAATGTGTGGGTTGTGATGCACGCGCAATGTTAGAACACTACCGTAAACAACTCGATGAAGAGATTTCTAATTATAGTAAACCATTTTTTTTTGAACTGGATGCAACAGAAGAAAAAAGAAAAGTGCAAAAATATACTATCATGCCATCATCAATGGGGGAGCCATGCAAACAAAAAATAATTAACTTTGGCGATGACTTAAACAAACTGTCTATTAAAAAGAATGGAAAGACAATCCCCGTATCCAAAAGTGATATAAATTTTGTTATAACCGAAATAGTTATGAGTTTTCGTGATGAGCTTGAAACGTTAAAGCATGAAGAAGAAGAATTAAAAAAGGCGGCAAATGAGCCCGGATTACTTTCAATGTTTGGTTTTGGTCAAACAAAGCAAGCTACAGTGAGTTCAAAACAAATTGCAATAGATGCAAAAAAAAATGCAATAAATGCAATTTTGAAGTACATTGAGATGTATCGCATCCAATTGAGATACATTGGACAAATTAATCCGGAAAATGCAATAAGGTATGAGCCCATGGTAAATGACGCCATGGAAACGTTGAATGCTAATTTAGAACAAATATCAACTCTTTTATCTACACAACCGCAATGGCGCGATGCACTTCAAGGCATACTGTATTTTTTAAACGAAGTTAAAAAGGTTATTGAAGGCCACCAACAGGTGATTCTTGAATTCAAACAAACCGAACTGGGTGATATTTCTACAAAACCCCAAGAATCACAAGAAACACAGAAGGAATCTGAAGAACGCGAAAAACGCATCGCTGCATCAAAAGGAATATTCATTGGTGGAAAACGCAAACGCACTGGCAAAAAACGCGGTCGCACTAACAAAAAAACGAAAATCCACAACCCGGTGCAAATCACGTCGTTGAATCATTGAATCTGATTGCGTTCCAAAAATAATATATTGATACAATAACACACACCATGCAATCAGCGGATGATGCAATAATTGGCGCGTGGAGGGATGAAATCATATCAGATCCAAACGCATACGTTCTTGCAAGAGTTGACGAAGTTGAATCAAAACCCAAGTTCGGTCTATTCAATGATCGTTTGCTCCATACACAAATACAAGAAGACATGATTCTACTTGCTGCTCATGCAATTGCAGAAGCAACAACGTGGATTGCGTTTCTACCAACAACCGACAAAAAGATAGAAACATTGAATCGGTTGATTAAAATTTACAAACGCAAAAAAAAAACGACGTGGAAAAATGGTGAAGAAGACATGGACGAGAGAATTAAAAAAATAACAGCAATGGACATTTTCATACTAATGTGGAAAGACCTCAGAAATCGTTTACAAACGTCGGCTGACATTCGCCGACCAAGTTTTGTTGACAGGATGACACAATCATTTCAATCATTTACTTCAACATTTAGGCCAAGACCAAGGCAGCCAAACGAACGAACACCAGGGATTGAACCTGCCACATGGTGGGGACCATTCGAATCAGACGATTATAAACTTGGTGGTTCCAAACGCAATATCACTGGTCGCAAGCGTGGCGGAAAAAAACGCGGTTGCACTAACAAAAAACGAAAATCCACAACCCGTCGCAAATGAATCAATTGTGCGTTCCAAAATAATAATATATTGATACAATAACACTATTATTCTTGTATAAATGTCAAAGGTTGATGATTTTGAGTTGGAAGACGTAGCAGAAATATTAGCGGCAGCAAAAGTAGAGGAAAAAGCAGGAGAATTAATGAATGAATGGCAAACAGAACAAATCGGAAAAATCACAACAGAAGTCATACCAAAATATAAGATTCAATTCAAGGAAGAAATAAAGGCACAAAAAGATGGGACAAAAATTGCAGAAAATATTGTCAGTGAAACCATGATTCAATTTATTGCTAACGTCATGGTAGAAATAATAACAGCAAGACCCATCTGTGAAAAAATTAGAATATTATCAGGCATAATTTCTCAATTAACTATTAAGAATGGCCAGATAAATGAACTTTATGAAGTCTCGACCCCGGGAGAAAAAGTGATTGCAGAGATAGATACATTTTTCAATACTGAAGAAATAAACATGGCAACCTCACTTTTAACTGAACTTGAAAAACTTGCACCTAAAAAACCAAAAAATAAGAAACCAGATGGATGTGTTATATCAGGTGGTTCAAAAAGAAGGAAAGCAATTAAATCAAGGAAGTCAAGGAAGTCAAGGAAGTCAAGGAAGTCAAGGAAGTCAAGGAAGTCAAGGAAGTCAAGGAAGTCAAGGAAATCAAAGAGAACAAGGAAATCACGCGTTTAAAGAAGCGTGCGTTGAAATAAAAACCACACATCATATTTGCCCCCTTCTTCGCGGCAGATGTGAAAATTGGATTGCGTGTCTTTTGAAAACACACAATCTGCAATGATTTGCTGATCGTCTTTCACGATGCGTCCTTGAGACAACTGGCTGTGCAATTTAGCGTCGTATGTGACGGCCCACCATTCCGCCTTGGATTTGTGCAGCATGAAAAATCCGCCAGCCACATAATTGATGCGCGGGTCCAACGGCTGCTTTTGATTCACGGTTCGAATGCAATTCTCAATTTGCCCCCAGTCATTGTTCACACATGCGTAATAAATTTTGGCAGGATTAAGAACCGCAATTTTCTCAGGATTCGGCCAGTCGCGCAGCTTCGTCATGGGCAGGTCTCTGTAATGATTCGGGCCACTAGTGCGTCCACGAAAGTATCCAATGTCGCACCAGCCGTAAAAATCCGTGTCAAAATACTTTTGTGAAACCGTCTCATTTACAAAGTGCACTTTTTCAGACCACAGGGCATTCACGCGCCAATCGACCCACTTGTTTAAAAGTGCATTTTTCGCATGGTTTGCAATCCACATGTCTTTAAGCGCGTAATTGCGAAATGATTCAAACGGTTTTATGATGACGCGAATGCGCGGATTAGTAGCAGCAAATTCGTTAAACTTCAAGGCAGCTTGTCCGGCTTCATCCGTGTAGATGACCAGGTTGTATGAGTTGACATTTGAGAGCATGTTGTGAATCCACTGCGCATAAGTTTTGAAATCAAACTTGGCCTTGAATTGATACCAGCAAGTTGAAAATGTGATATTAACCGGGTGCAATGAAGTCATGCAAAAAAATAATCCATACATACTACATTGTCAACCGTTTAAATTCATATTCAAAATTAAAATTCAAATGTTTGTGATTTACAAAAAAATAGCAAGTCCGGAAACAAGCCCAGTGCTGGGACCTGCAAGTGCCAATGCATCACCCACTCTTGCACCAAAAGAAAGTCCGGTCAATGATGCATCATCAAAAATGGAACTACAAGAAATGGAACCATTTTCTCTCTACAACTGTTGTTGCAGTGCTCGAAACAACAACGCCAAGGGCAACTCCAATGGAAACAATTCCAAGGATAAAACCGATAACAATGAGGAAAACGTGAATCAGATGGAATCTCAATCCCTTGAATTTGCAAAGTCAAAATATGAATTTGGTCATGCAACTCATTACACATATAATTCAACCACCCCTCGTATACTTAATGCATTTGAAACAGGAACACCGGAATGACTATTTTCAATGTTCATTTATCACTTTTTATGTTCATGTGAATGGATGGAATATGATTAATGGAATGCATGGGTGAGTATTTTTGAATTTTTTGACTGGTTTGCGTGGTTTGAATGATTTCATTTTGTTTCATTGTTTGACTGGTTTGAATGTTTTTATTTTTATTGCGCTCCATCATTTTGCGAATGAATTGTTCTTTGTCAAGGTCAAGCATTAAATGATTGTAATTCGTGATGCGTTGTTCTATGTCGCTATAATCTTCTCGCTGAATCACGCTGAGTGGTGTTATGAGGAACCATTTGTCCTGTCTCTGCAACGGAAACCAGTATCGGTCAATTGCATAGTTTATTTTCTGCGTGGGGTTGCGCATCAGCATGTTTATGCCTTCGCGATAATTGTCTATGAGTCTATCATAATAATGATTTTTCACAATGTAGGCAGTTGTTGTTTGGCAGTTGCCAATCTGAATGCACGCATCATTCATGACTCTAAATGGTGGAATGTTGTTTCCAGCCAACAAGACAACATCCCAGTTCACAATTGTGGCAAGAAATTTATTCAGTTGTTTCAAAAATAATGGGACATTTGTAAAAAGAATGTCATCTTCACAAATGAGAACATGGTCCCAGTTGCGCTCTTTTGCGAGTTTGACACAGCGCAAATGACTCATGCTACATCCAATCGCGCCATTTTCGTTTTTAATTGCATTAAATCTCTCAATGTTGAGATTCTGCATTCCATGTTTGAGTGACTTGAGTTGCGCCTCCACATGTTGTTTTCGGTCATTTCGCGATTCCAGGTTGATGTAAAGTACATGGCGTATGTCATTAATACTTGTTGGTGAGGTTGTCATGAGTGTTGCAGTATTATAATTTATTGCCATTATTTTAAATGATGAATGGATAAAATAATTATAAAAATTGATTACGAACGTTTAATGCACCCATAATTACAATGTTCAAAAATGCACACTTTATTCTTTGACGGATGCAGCAAAGGAAACCCTGGACGTGCTGGGGCAGGCGCAGTGCTTTATGATGAGACCGGTGCTGAAGTATTTGCAGAAGCCGCATTTGTGGGACATGCTGCAACGAACAACGAGGCAGAATACACAGGTCTGATATTAGGACTGAATGAAGCTGCAAAACGCGGAATAACAGATTTGCACGTGTGTGGCGATAGTCTGCTGGTCATTCGTCAAATGCAAGGAAAATATAAAGTTAGTTCTGTGAAACTGATTCCACTGCATGAAGGCGCCAAAACGCTTGCATCTGCATTTTCAAAAATAGAATTCAAGCACGTTTATCGAGAGAACAATAAACGTGCAGACGCGCTTTCAAATGATGGAGCGGTAAAATCATAAAAAAACATGATGATAAAGCATGATAAAACATATAGATTTATTTTCCATACCATTTTTTATTCACGGTCGTCATTTCTTTCGTATAATTCACATGTCGTTTGCAAATGTCGCTGTAATCTGAACGTTGAATTACTGAGACAGGAATAATCAAATACCAACGATGAATGCGTTGCAGTTCTTTCCAATATTGGTCAATAGCATAAGTCTCTTGAATGTTCGTTTCAATTAACCCATTCAATCCTTTCTTAAAATTATTCAACAGTGTTTCAAAATAAGGACGACGCAACAAATAACATGTCGCAGTTTGACAGTTGCCCACTCGAACGCATTCTGATGAAACTTGACGAAATGGTTGATAATTATTGCCAGCCAACAAGAGAACATCCCAGTTGTCTCCATTTCTTTTCAAAAACTGGTTGAATTGATACACCAATTGCCCCGGATTGATAATGGTTGCATCATCTTCGCAAATAAGAACATGTTCCCAGTTGTTTTTGATGGCTAGTTCCAAACATGCAATGTGGCTCATGCTGCATCCTATAGCACCATTTGCGTTTGCAATCGCTGGAAATCTCTGCGTGAGCAGTCCCATTTTGTTGAATTCTGTTTCAAAATGTGTGCGACGGTCTATTCGCGAATCGAGATTGATGTATAACACGTGTTTGATGTCATGAAATTGACGAATCATCCGGCAGATGAATTTGATGTATATATAACTTGGACAAATAATTTAAGAAATTTAACGGAATATCATGATAACATAATTATTTGGATTATTTTGTCTGAATGAGTTTTATTTTGTCTGAATGAGTTTAACGTTGTGATATTTCAAAAAATCTATGAAATGCAGATTGTAAGCGTATTTTTCTGCGAGTTCTGAAATGTCAATGTCTTTCATAGCCATTATTACATATTTTTTCAAAAAATGTTGGCGTTTAACGATCCCGGTTTTATTCAACACTTCCTCCCATTTGCAACAAGTGGTATTGAATGGTTTTTTCATTTCATTGTTTGACACAAATACAAACTGTGAAAACCCCTTTTTTGTTAAATGAGTCGACATGCCCAATTCATACAATGAAATGGCTCCACCATGGTTATTTGGTAAACCAGTTGTTTTAAAGTAATCCATGACACACTGCAAAATGGATGAGTTAAAACACAAGAAATAAGATTGCACATGAAATGTGTTTTCATAACTGCTTGTCAGGCCAATGAAATCATATGAAGCCAGCTTGGTCTCAAATACACTTTTCATGCACTGACCAAATGAGTTGACATCAACTATGACAAATGAGTCGTTCACCAAAGCGACACATGCTGCATTCACCAAATTGTGTCTGGTTTGCATGATGAATACCCCATAGTTTCGAAAATCACTTTTCATGTTGTAGTTTAATAAATAAATCTTGTTGTGGTTGAGTGAACTCGTGTTCCACTCATTTTGACAGTTGGTTAAAATAAACACGTAGTCAAAGTAATGTTCAAGAGACTCTACTGTCAACCAATTATAACTCTCGAGTTCTTCCGATTCGGAATAATGGGAATAAATCATAACTCGCTTGTCTTTGAAATTCAGGCTGCGTATCAGTTCCAAATGCGCGGAGTTTTTCAGGAATGCCTCATGCAGGTGTTCCGAAATCGGTTTTTCTGTGTTTGAACGTTGTTTCAATGAATCAGTGTCCTGGGTTATTTTTGTGCAAAGCGTTTGACGTTCATGTTTCAAGTGTTCCACATCATTCATTAATGATCTTGTTAAAGCATTGAAAGATTTTTCAGCCTCAATAAATTCATTTTGTTTTTCAGCCAACATCTTTTTATCCGCTTCGAGACGTGCGTTTTCTTTTTCCATGAGGATGCGTTCTTCCTTCAAAATCGTTTTTTCTTTTGCGAGTTCATATTGCAGTTGCTGCATTTTCTCTGTTTGTGATTCAGCCAACTTGCGTTTCTCATCACACAATTCGAGTGTTTTTTGGACTAAACTTTCACTATTTAGTTTTTCAATCAAATAATCATTAAAGATTTTCTCTTTATAACTCTCGTATTCTTGGGTCAATGATTCAGTTAATGATTTCAGTTTTAGATTCACTTGTATTTTTTCCTCGTCCAGTTGCTGGGTTTTTTCATCCAATGCAAGTTGTCGTTCTTTGTATTCATTTAAGATTTTCTCTTTATAACTCTCGTATTCTTGGCTCAATGATTTAGTCAATGATTCGGTCAATGATTTCAGTTTTAGATTCACTTGTATTTTTTCCTCATTCAGTTGCTTGATTGTTTCATCAAACATAAGTTGTCGTTTTTTGTTTTCCATAGTGTGGTGTTGTTCCAATTGTGTTTTCTTTTCATTGAATTTTTCTTCAATTTTATTGCGTTGAACTTCAAATTCTTTCTGCAACATTTCAATCTTTTGTTGTGTGTTCTTTTTTGTGTTTTCAACAGTTTGATTGGATTGAGTTATTTTGTCATTCATATCTTTCATTGCAGCATTGAATCGTTCATCTAGTTCTTGTTTTTTCTTATTATACTGTTCTTCGCATTTCTTGCGTTGAATTTCAGTTTCTCTCTGCAACATTTCAATCTTTTGTTGTGCGGTCATCTTTGTGTTTTCAACAGTTTGATTGCATTCATCCATTGCGGCATTGAATTGGGTTTCTTGTTCTTGTTTTTTTTTGTTCAGTGCCTCCATTACAGCATTGAATTGGGTTTCTTGTTCTTGCTTTTTTTTGCTCATTGCGGTATTGTATTGGGTTTCTTGTTCTTGTTTTTTTTTGTTAAATTCTTCCATTGCGGCATTGAATTGGGTTTCTTGTTCTTGTTTTTTTTTTCTCAATGCCTCCATTGCAGCATTGAATTTGGTTTCTTGTTCTTGCGTTTTTTTCATAAATTCTTCTTCATTTGCTTTTTGCTGATTTTCACTGTTTTTTTGCATCTGTTCAAACAATTTGTTTCTTCGTTGTTCTATTTCAATGGTGAAATCTTCCACTCTTTTGGAAAATAATGCATTCAAATCGTTCTCATGTTGCTTTAGCCGTTTTTGTTCATCATTCAGCTTTTGCAGTTGTGCATTGAATTCACTTTTTTGTTTGTTAACCATCTCATTGAAACGGGTTTCCTGTTCCAACTTTGCTTCATCTAAAACTTTTGAATTGGACTTGCGTTGTTCGGCGGCATCAACTTGTGCTTGTTTGAATAACATGTCGCGGTCATTCTCCAACTGTTTTCGCACCGCATTGAGTTCCAATTCTTTCTCTTTAATTTGTTGGCGTTCTTTGTTGATTTCATCCATCATTGTGTTGTATTTCGTCTCTACATCCAATTTTGCTTTTGAAAAAGAATCAGTGTTGTTTTTTATTTTTTCAACCAGATCCATTTTTATTTTTTGTAGAAGTTGTGCGTGTTCATTTTCCCGAACCGCGTCATTTCCTTTCACTTTGTCAATTTCATGATTTAATTTATCATTTAATTTTTTAATTGCGTCATCATGTGCGGCTTGATATTTGTTCATCGTTGACTTGAATAAGGATTCGTTCTCTCGTTTTTTTTCGGCCAATGCCTCCTCGCATGAAATGCGGAACTCTTCGGCTGCCTTCTTTTCTTGTTCTGCCACTCTTTCCTTTTCCAATTTCAGTTCATGTTGCAACTCTTTTACTTTTGAATGTTCAATCGTCAACGCATCCATTTGTTCTTTCACTCGTTGAACGAGAGTATTGTGGGCAGCAACGCGTGCATTGAATTTGTTTTCCAATTCTTGGCGCTCGTTTGAGAGATTAGTTTGATTTTGTTGTCTTTCTTTTTCCATTTGGGATTTCATTTTTTCGCGTTCGTCTTTCATTTGTGTCAAAAACTGAACATTTCGTTGGTGTTCATCTATTCTGTTTTGGTTGCGTTCTTCATCCAATTGGTGCTTCATTTGGGTTCGTTCTTCATTAATCATTATCATCTCGTTGCAAAACCTTTTGTTTTGCTCTTCTTCTCTTTGTTTCAGTTGTGTAATTTCATGCTGCAACTTTGCACTCTCTTCATCTTGTATCCTTTTCATTTCTTGCAACTGTTTTTGGTCATTTTCAATTTGTTGCATTTTTTTATCGATTTCAATTTTGGCTTGTTGTTTCATTCCTGCAATTTCATCTTCGACTTGGCGCTTTATGCTTTCGTGTTCTTGTGTGATCTGTAATTTTATTTTTTCGCGTTCTTCTGTCAGCTGCAATTTTATTTTTTCGCGTTCTTCATCCATTTCAAACACGATTCGAATTGCACATTCTTGCTCGTCTTGTTTAATGCGAGCATGAAACTCATCAAGTTCTTTTTTCATCTGTTTTCTTGTTTTTTCTGATTCAGAAATCACGTTATCTCGTTCATTAGCCATTTGCAGCGTGTGTTTTTCCATTTCTTTTTTTAACTCATCGCGTTCTTTGTTAAGCTGTTGCATCAAATTCATGTGTTCCATTTTGTTTTGATTGTATTTTTCATTGTAAATTGACTCGAGTTGTTTCTTAATATCGTTTATTGACTCGAAATGATGCGCACGCTGCAAACTTGATTCTTTTTTTGTTTCTTCATTTAATCGTTCTTTTTCAAGTTCAAAGTGGCGTTTCATTTCTTCCATTTTTTCATTGCACTGTTTCATGTATGTTGAATGTTTTTCAGCCATTTCTTTCATCGATGCTCTCATCTTGACACATTCGGCCTCTAATAATGTGTTTTTTTTAGAGACCTCATTATAGTTTTTTGAAATTCTGTTTAATTCCAAATTTCGTGCGTGATCTTCTTTTGCAGACATTTGAATTATTGCTGCAACCACTCAAATACAATTAGTTTATTCAACTACTTTTATATTTTCTTTTAAACACATTGCAAATTGACACTGTCACATTATCACAAATGTTTTCAAATATTCGTCATTTTTCAACGCGTTCATATAATGAAACAACCTTTTTCGTCTGCTCACAATGTCATGGTTTGTGGAGTCGGTCTCATATGCAATGATGTCTTGTATTATGTCCGACTTTTTGCTTTTGTGTTTCATTCCATAGTATCCAGCGATGTGCTTGAGTTGTTTCATGGTGTAATTCATTTCGTAGTCAACCGTCATTGCAGTGGCACAATCCATATTGAAAAAATCGACGTCCTCAAAGTCCATTAAATCGAGGTCAACATTTGCTCCATCATTCAATTCGTCATTCAGGGTTTGCAACATGCTGTCATAGGTTGACATGGACGACTCCAATGATGGTGCATGTGCGATGGGACTGGTTTCCACATCGATGCACAACTCAACCACAGCGGATTGTGATTCATCCTGTTTGTTGCCGTTTTGTGCAGATGAAGTCGAGAGATTTCCTTGAAATTCATTCAGATAATTCTTAACCATAGATGCAACAACATAAAGACAATGCTTAAATTGTTTTTATGTTTTTTACACATTTATATTGAATCGTTTCCTTTTTCACATGATACACCTGGCGACACAGAGTCCTAATTCTTTTTATTGATTTCGTCCAAAATATCCATGTGCTTGAAAATCGTTTTGTTCGTGATGCTGGGATACTTTGCATTTTTTGGCTTCAAATGGCTGTTGAATTCAACTTCCAAAATGACCGCATCCCACTCTTCCTTGTGCGCCTCGCTCAAATGTTGATGCGCCCCCTTCAAAATAATGAACAAGTTTTCAGTCAACTCTTCCACCTCATTTGAGTGATCCGTTTGACGCATGTGCTCTTGAATGAGCGACTGCAGCTGTTGCACTATGTCTAGTATTTGCATGGGTGCAATTACCCCCACCTTCATCAAATTAATAATGAACATGCTCATAGCACGCCGTTTGTCATTTGTTTTATTCACTTCACAAAACCGTGTATAGTCCTTCTTTGCATCTGCGTGTTCGATGGTCTTGAAAAGCCCCATGAACTGATTGAAATTCGAATGAAACACGGTTTCAAACACGTCGCTATATGTTTGCAACAACTGGTGAAACAAACGAGCATACACTGCCGAAAAAAAGTGATTCGAACTAGCCGTGTTGAAAATGGCCTCACCCACCGTCATCAAAAGCGATGCATCCGGCTCGTCTTTCAGTTCGTTGATGCGGACACACAAGGCTGCAAACACTTCATCATATGTCTTGTCCGTTATCTTGTTCAAATCAGAACGGATTCCATCCAAATGCGCATCAATGCCCTCGCGCTTTTTCAACTCTGTTGCTTGAAATGCGCGAATGGATTCCCAATCCTCTTCCGTGATTTCACTTGAATTGTTGCGAGGCTTCTTGCGCACAACAGCCACCGGGTCATCTTGCTTTTCGCGCTTTGGAAAAACAGGCGTCTTCACATATGAAGGAGCACCCACTTGGTCAGCAATGCTTGAAACCAAATCTATTACTTGCTGTGGCAAATGACATTCAAAACCGTTCCATTTTATGGCCTCAAAATCAGAAATCTGGTACACTGGTGTTATCTGCACTGCGTCTGTCATTTTGACCCTATTTGTATTTTTGCACGTTTTGTTTATATTCATTTCATCTAAAATAATTTTGTTGGTGCCTTTTTTTAAGCCAGAACCAGATGCATTTATTATTTTGAAACAATTTAAATGATGCATGATATTTATAAACACGCATCAATTATTATATGGGCAACGACTGTTGGAACCAGCTTACAATCACGTGTGAAAGTTCGGCGGATACATTGAATGAACTCATTGCAAATGAAATTGAATACAGGCCGAATGACGAATATGACGAAGCTACGCACAGCGACCATGTGCGAATTGTGAAACGCGGCAAACATGGGATTTATGTTGACATGCGCACCAAATGGTTGCCCGACTTCAAATGGTTGAACGGATTGTTGGAAAAATACCCGCAATGCTGGGTTAAAAATGTATGGCAAGAAGAAGGAGGACTTGCTGGTGTGTGGGTGGGATTTGTGGATGGTGAAACCGGTGAAAAGAACATACAAGAGATGCGTTGGAATGATTTGTGTCTTGAGCAAAAAGTGCACTTTTTTGATGATGATGATGATGATGCAGAAGATGGAAGCCCATCAGATGAATCAGTTGGCACGCCGGTTTGAATATCTTATGCAAATAAAAATAAATAATTGCAAATGGCTTAAAAACACCGTCTTATGCTAAAACAGCGCACTCATGACCGCACCCCCTCCTACTGAACCAAATGAAACCCCTGCCCGTGAATTTGAGGCATGGGAAGACATACCCGAATTGAACACGCAACTCATGCGTGGTATATATGGCTATGGTTTTGAAAAGCCGAGCCCCATTCAGCAGAAATCGATTCTCTCTATCACTGATGGTCGAGACGTGATTGCCCAAGCACAGTCGGGCAGTGGCAAGACCGGCGCATTTGCCGTTGGTGTATTGAATCGAATTCGAATTGACGTGATGCAGCCGCAGGCGCTCATCATGGCACCCACTCATGAACTGGCACATCAAATTCATGGCGTGGTTCGGGATTTGAGCACACAAATGACTGGACTCAACTTGCAGCTTCTTATTGGCGGAACATCAACCGAGGAAGACTTGGCTGCCTTGAAGGCCAACGGCCCGCAGGTGCTCATTGGCTGTCCTGGCCGTGTTCATGACATTCTGCGCCGTCAGCCCGCGATTGGGCGCGGAATGCAGATGCTTGTGTTGGACGAAGCAGATGAAATGTTGTCGGCGGGTTTCAATGAGCAAATTTACAACATTTTCCAACAGCTGAACACGAATGTGCAGGTGTGTTTGTTTAGTGCAACCATGCCCCCCGAGTTGCACACGCTTTCCAACAAGTTCATGCGCAATCCGGTGCGCATCCTCGTGAAGAGCGAGATGTTGACACTGAGAGGCATCAGCCAGTATCATGTGGCGTTGGAGACAGACCAAGACAAGTATGCCACGTTGAAAGATTTGTTTACGCGCATTTCGGTTTCACAGTGCATCATTTACTGCAATAGCATTCGTCGTGTGAGTGATTTGGCGGAGGCAATGATTAACGACGGATTTCCAGTGTGTTCCATTCACAGTGGCATGGACAAGAGCATGCGTGAAAAGATGTATCGAGAATTTCGAAGTGGTGCGCATCGCGTGCTGATTTCGTCAAATGTGACGGCACGCGGCATTGACATTCAGCAGGTGAGCACAGTCATCAACTTTGACATGCCGCGTGATGTGCACACGTATTTGCACCGCATCGGTCGTTCTGGTCGTTGGGGTCGCAAAGGCAGTGGCGTGAATTTTGTGACGCGCCGCGATTTCCGCAAGTTGAAAGAGATTGAGTCATATTACGGAACATTCATTCCTGAGCTGCCCGCCGATTTTGGATTGGCTTAAACTTTGAAATGCAATAAGTTTAGTGTTATTTAATTAAATGTTTTCATTTAATTAAAACTAAAATATTAACATGATATTTCTAACTTATTTGCCGTTGGCAACTGCATTGGTTGGCATGTTTTCAATTACTTATGTCAAATGCCATGATTTTGACTGCATGGATGTCATGCATGACATATGGGATTGCGATGTGTGCAGATGCTATGAGAATGGCGGGTTTGGGTGTCTTTGCTGCACTGTGTGCGAAAATTCAGACCAATCAGAACAGTTGCATGACGATTCATCAGATGCATTCCGTTCTCATTACTATTCCTATTCCAAAAAGTCATGAAACAGCTTATCAACATACATGGGTGTCAGTTGTGGGTTGTATAAATAACAATTGCACTTGCCATCAATGTGATAACTGCCATACCGATTTCCTCCACAGTTGCAGTATCCTGGTGCGGGTTCCATCGGATTGGGCGTGAATATGCACCAATCTCTCGGATATCCTTGTTCCACACATGCTGACCAATTTTCATATCCTTCCTCCAACGATGTTTGCTGTTTGTAATTATAACGCGCAATGTAAAAAATCAACAGCACGAATAGACCCCATTTCATATAAGTTTGCATTTTTTGTATATTGATATTTTATTTTTCATGTCATTTTTTCATGTTATTAATTTGAATATTCGTTTGAACGCATTTGCCTTTTTGGATTTCTTCTTCTTCGTCTTCGTTTTTGCAGCAGTCTTCTTTGCACTAAGTTTTATACTTTTTGCTGGACTCTTACTAGGACTAGGAGTTTTGTTTGGACTTTTGTTTGGACTTTTCTTGACGCTTTTCGCTACGCTTTTCGCTACGCTTTTTGCATTCGGTGATTTTTTCACCGTGAGTTTGTCATGTTTGACATCATATGTGTGCTCAAAATACTCCATAGGTGAATACTTCAAAAACCATTCTTCATACTCGGGGTCGCTGCGTTTAAGCTGTTGATATTTCTCCGCTTTTTCAGCCTTAATGTCGTCCAGCGTTTCTTGCTTACCGTAGCACTTCAGGCCATACCGTTTCAACAATCCTGCACGTTTCAAGCGATTGCGCTGCTGTATGTCATACAGTTGCTTACACATGCACAATATGCGTTCCACATCGTAATACGGTTTATCTGTGTAAATCATCGCCAAATACAAACTCAACATGGTGTCCGTGCTTGCAATTCTCACCTGCTTTTTTCCCACTTGTATCACATTGTAGCTGTGGCATGCAACCGGTTTGTAAATGAATACAATCGGATATTCATTTTTTCCCTTTCCAACTGAAATCTCGTAATGCTCAGGCACAATCTCACCAATTCCCGAGTGTTTTGTAATAACCACGTCTTTGAAGTCGTTGTCTTCCAGGCGTTCTTTCACTTTGCGAGCACTTGTTTCAGGGTCAACTGAGAGAACATCAAAATAAGGAATTTGCTGAAACAACGCCTTTTCAGAACCAGGCAAATATTTTGCATAATGCGAAATAGCATATCCTCCGAAAAACACCAAGTCTTCGTCTATGCACGCGTTGCGCACTGCACGAAACATGCGCACTTCATCGCTATCATTTGATGTTTTGTCGCCATCAATTTCGTTCGCAGTTGGGCTCTCCAACCGCCTATTGTGTTTCGGTGTTTGAAACGGTTTCATCAGTCTATCCGGCGTGCATCCCTCTGCTTTAAGCGGGTGATGCTTGTTCAGCAAAGCCAAACGTTTGCTCACTTTCTCCCAACGCGACACGTCGCCTTCCGGACGCGACAGCTCCAAATACATCCCCATGCGCAACAGATTCGGCGGGGCATACAGAATTCCGTCCACCTTGATTGCATCCGCTTTAATGTTTTTGAAAAGCGTCGGCTCCAACTGTGTGATGTCCGCAATGCCCACAAAATTCACAAATACTTTGTATGTGCCATGGTGCATGCCCGACTTGGCTTCCACTTCTGAATACCCATTCTCATAGAACTCATCAGCTAAATCCTTGGCATGCTCCAGCGCATTGGGCGAATAAAAGTCATAATCCGGTATTTCCGTCTTTTTGTCGTAAAACTGCGCTTCTTCCGGCAAAATGTTGTTGATTGCCGTGCCACCATAACACACCAACTCATGTTTCTTTATAAAGCGCTCCACAATGGCAATAATATCCTTGATTTTGGGGTCACTCGTTTTTTTAGCGCCAATCTTGGCCTCTATTTTTTCAACCGCTTCTTTTACCAGCTCTTGCTCCAACTCATCTAATGTTTTGAAGGAACTTTTGTCCTTCATGATTCAATTGTATCTTATGTGTCTTACTATACTCTACTATATACTCTTCCTAATATAAATAAATAAATTTAATATGCCAACAAATTGATACATATTGAATGCATCAATGCATATTGGGCATAACAAATGTGTTTGTTATTAGCGAAACTATGGCAGTAGATGCCAGTAAAAAGAACGCCGCGCTAAATACAACTGTGCGGTCAAATGCAGTCATTTCATAATCAGCCCATGGATTGAATCGCACCAACAAAAATGCGATGATGAAATACTTTAACACTGCATTTAGCGTTTCTAAGTAAGCGGGAGCAACTGATGCAATTCCGAGCAGTGCAATTGCATATAGTGCATACCAAGCATACAAAAGTGCATAGTAAAATTTTTTTACCCAATCTTGTTTCATCGGTGTCGCGTTTAAACATTCGTAATATTATTTATTTGTATTGTAATAGGTGCCAATATTTAAACAATGAATTTAGAACTCTCGAAATTTGACATGCGCTCCATCAGCTTTAGGCCCGATGAAAACAAGGGCCCCGTTATTGTCCTCATCGGTCGCCGTGACACCGGTAAAAGTTTCCTCGTGCAGGACCTCATGTTCCATCACCAAGACATCCCCATCGGCACCGTCATCTCCGGAACTGAGGCCGGAAACGGCTTCTTCGCCGCTCATGTCCCCAAACTCTTCATCCATGACGCTTACAACACCGCAATCATCGAAAACATCCTCAAGCGCCAAAAAGCCGTTCTCAAACAAATGAAAAAGGAAATCGAAACTTATAAACGCTCCACCATTGACCCGCGCACATTTGTCGTCCTCGATGACTGTCTCTATGACAACAAATGGACCAAGGATGTTATGATGCGCCTCCTCTTCATGAACGGGCGTCATTGGAAGATCATGTTAGTCATCACAATGCAATATCCGCTCGGTATTCCGCCCAATTTGCGCACGAACATTGATTACGTGTTTATCCTGCGCGAACCCTACATCGCCAATCGAAAGCGCATCTGGGAGAATTACGCGGGCATGTTCCCCACATTTGAGAGCTTTTGTCAGGTCATGGACCAGTGCACCGAGAATTTTGAGTGCTTGGTCATCAACAACAATGCGAAGTCCAACAAACTGCACGAACAAATCTTCTGGTATAAGGCGCAACAGCACGGTCCGTTCAAATTAGGCTCTAAGGAATTCTGGGAAATCTCCAAGGACTTGCACTCGGATGATGAAGAGGAGTCATATGACCCCAAAAACTCCGGCAAAAAAGGACCCAAAATCAATGTAAAAAAGAGCAAATGGTGAAATCTTGCTTTTGCGCAAAGCAAGTTTGCAATCTTGCTCCTCTAATCGGCGTAGCAAGATTCGCACTTTGAAAAAACGCTTTCCAATCTTGCTCCCGCAGTTGCGGGAACAAGATTTGCATATTGAAAAAAGCGCTTCACATTTGGGTGGAGCGCTTTCCAATCTTGCTTCACATTTGGGTGAAGCGACATTTATTAAACCGATTATATAAAAACCGTTTCAAAAATTCACAAACACTTGTGCCAACCATGCAATCATGTTTGCATGTGTCATGCGTGTTATGAATCGTTAGTGTCCAAAGAGTGTCCCATGTGCAAAACAAAAATAGCAGCAACACGAAAAATCTATTTTGCAAGTCCATGAATTTAATTTAATTCAATTCAATGCGAAAAAATTGTTTACATTTTTTCGTATAATTTTTACATGCTGGAACTACCCAGGAGCCGATGGATTCGACTTATCATGTTCCATTTCGATTTGCTCACACAACTCGTCCAACTCGACTTGTTCGTCTTCTAACAACCATTGACGTGCTCGCCAGCAATATTTTCTTTCCTCATCACCTTCTTCATATTTGGCAGAGACCAATCTTTTTGAAAAATTCAAATCACGTTTTAATCTATTTGAAATAATCTCATAATATTCGGCATCACAATAGGGTGTGGTCAATTTTGCAAACATTATTTCTTCATCATCAAAATACTCGGGGTAATATTCTCTAAATCCACTCCGGAAAAACCAAGGCGTATTTGTGTGTTTATCTTTCAGTTTCATAAAGTCTGTTTTAAATTTTGCATCTTTGAACATGTGACCCAAATCATCATGTGATAATAGACGAGCAGTTCCCATAAAATGAACATCGTTTTTCAACAATATTCTTTTGATGTTTTCCATTTCACTGGGCATTTCTCTTAGGTTGAATAAAGCATTGAATAGGTAAGTGTTAACTCCCAATTTATGTTCATTCTTTTGTCTATATTTCGCAAAAACTAGGTAATCACTCACCCCTGGAAATAATGATTCAGTTATTACGTTTCTAAACCATCTTTTTAAACCGTCATCTTCAAATAGTCTCTCAATTTCTTGCGCCGACACCTTTTCGTCGTGTGGGTTCATGAATTGCATTGTGTTCGGATGAAACTGAGTTTTATCCATGGGATTTGTTTTGCTTTGTATTATATACAAATTACCGTGATTGTTGTAATGGCAAAACATGTTGTGTTTTTCTGCAGCAGTGCACCATTGCGTGTTTCTTCCATAAAACTTTGAACCTGCTTCCGTTGTTGGGCGATAAACCATGTAGTTTGGTGTTTCCAACACCACTTCAACATCATCTTCGCCTTCTTCTCTTAGTTTCTTCTGAACAGTTGATGTTTTTGAACGTTTCAATTTCTTTTCTTCTATTTGTTGAAATGCACCTTGTTTGTCATGAATGAAATATCCCAATGCAGTCAGTGATGGAAAATCTTTCAGCGACAATTCTTTCCCATCATTCTCTCCGTTTTGTTTCAACACATTGAACTTGGTTGCATTATCAATCACTAATCCAATGTTTTCCATGCTGTTCGGCACACCCATGCTCCCAGTCAAATACAGCTGCATCACAAAATCAATCAAGTTCTTGTTGTCTGTCATGCCAATGATTTCATCAAGCATTGATTTGAATTCGGTTTTAATCTGCTTATCATCATAACTTTGAACGTCTTCCAATGGAGGAAACACAACACCTGGTCTGCTTCTCAAAAATGCATCATCCACTATGTTTTTTGGATACTGTTTTTTGATGTTTCTATAAAAATGTGTCTTCGCAGTTTTAACTCCTCCGCCGTGGCGTTTTCTCGTGTATCTGGCACCACGCGTCTTTAACTTACACCGACGACTTTTTTTCACCATAATTCGTGTATATTATTAACTGATAATATATTATTCGGCGCATTATTTGTCGAATTTCTCTCTAAAATTAATCATGACAAACCCAAAACTTCTGCATGAAAGGATGCACGCGTGCCGTTTGCACACGTTTATTGCAGATGTTTTGCCTTTTTGAAATGTGTGAAACGAGAGAAAATGAATAATATTCATTATACAAATTTAAACATTATTCACGATTTAATGCATGTAAATCTTGTATGTCTCAATCAACTTCTGCCCCAAAGTCTATATTTGAAACAGCATGCAACAATGGTTTGCGAGGTGCTGGTGCAATGGTCATACAAGTGTCCTCCCTGATGTGGATGCGAACAACGATGAATTATCAATACAAAAATGGGGGTGGCATGATGGAAACCATTAAAAAGCTGTATGCAGAGGGTGGGGTTCCTCGATTTTATCGCGGAATTGCGCCGGCACTCATGATTGGACCATTGACGCGGTTCATTGACACTGCATCGAACGAAGGTGCCATGCGTTTTTTCGAGGGAGAACAGGTGCCAATTGCGGTGCAAACTGGGTGCGCATCGGTGGCCGCAGGTGTGCTCCGAATGAGCATAGTTCCCATTGACACATGGAAAACCAGCAAACAAGTGCACGGCGACAAGGGCATCCAGGTCATCCGAGAGAAAATGTCGAAGCAAGGCGTGTCTGCGTTGTATCAAGGAACGCTTGCATCGGGGGCTGCAACTATGGCAGGGCATTACCCCTGGTTTCTCACATACAATTACTGCAACCACTACATTCCTCAAATTAAATACAGCGAGCACCCCGCGCAAGCCCTGGTTCGAAATGCCGGAATCGGGTTTTGCGCGTCATTGGTGAGCGACACTGTGAGCAACGGAATTCGTGTGGTGAAAACATACAAGCAAACATCTGCTGTGTCGATAACATATGCGGATACGGTGAGAGACGTTTTGAAACACGACGGGATTACAGGACTACTGTTTCGCGGTTTAAAAACAAAAATTCTCACAAATGGTATCCAAGGAGTTGTGTTCAGCGTGTTTTACAAACTGTTTCTTGAAGTCATGCCATCCAAGTGAACCATAATTGTCATGATTCAAACCTGAATGCACTTAGCGGCCTTGGCCAGGATGACTTTGCCTGGGGTTTCGGTGCGCCGCACCCATTTCATCAATAAGTAATTGACACCCACGTTTTGCAGGTTGCGAATGCCTGGTGCTGCACGTTCTTTGACTAGTGTGGCCGCGCGTCGAATCGCATCGGCATCGTAGGTGCCTGCTTTCGCCGTGTTCACAACCACTGCATGCGCGCTGGGAAAATCCTTCAAATGGAACCACATGGCATGCTGAGGGGCCTTTTTAATGAGCGCGTCATTTTCGGCCTGGTTCGCGCCGACTTGAATGGCGTAATTTCCGTTGAAAATCTCAGAATACATTGTCTAGTTGTATGTCCTTTATATTGTCTCGATTATCTCTCTTTTGAAACGATTTTAAATCAATTTTCTTTGCATTGATTTAAAAATTGAAACATTTGCACATAATTTATGACTCCATCAGACAATCAACATCAACGACATGAATTTCCTGCGAAGAATGCTCAGCCCAGTCACACCATCTACCAAATTGGGAAGGTGGAATTTGCATTACGATCCCAAAATCGTGAACTCAAAAGTGGACCAGGCAAACGAAGACCATTGTGGATGCTGTCATGTTCCGACACAAGAAAAACAAGCCATGCAGCAAATGCAAAAACGAAAGTGGCAAGAAAGGCAACAATGCAACTACATGCAGAAGAAGTTGAGTGAATCAGATGAATATTATATACCATATTTCATGTGAACCATGAACCATATGAACTCAATTCCCACAGTCTTCATATATATTATTTTTTAGTTGTAAAGCACTTGCAGTTCCAGCGTAATCGAGTAGTCGTTGCCATTTGTGGGAACAATGTGGCCTAACTTATCCAGCAGTCGAATGGTAAGTTTTTCTATGCGCACGGGTCCCAGATACTCGCGCGTTTTGAAGGTTGTGTCTCCACCAGTGTCATTGATGATTGTTAGTTCATCATTTCCAATGGGAATTCTCCCTAACAGATTCACTCCCAAATAAGAGTCGCCGGTTTGTGCAAGAATGCTGTTTGTGATGAAATTTCGATTGTAATCATCCACGTCCACGTAGATGTAGTTCCAGAGTGAGTTGCTTCCATACGCGGCATTGGCCCGAACAGCGGCATAATATGTGGTCGGCGGAACGGAGTTAATCGAGTCCACAAATGTGTTTGCCCACGTGACATCATAAATGGGTTGCTTGTATCCCATCATCCATCCCGCCGTTTTGCTAATTGATTTGATGTTTGCATTGTAATACTCTTTCAAATGTTGCTGCTTCAAGCGCTCA